GCCAATGCACCTAAAGCCGTACTGTCTATGGTCAACGTCATTGATGATCCTAGTGCATTAGGTAACAGGGAAAGACTAGCAGCGTCTAAAGAAGTACTAGACAGAGTAGGGTTAGTCCGTACTGAGAAGATAGAACATAAGGGTACACCATCAGCCGTAGTAGTTTTACCTCCACTAAATAAAGACGAAGATGAAGACGAGGAGTAAGACTAAACCAATACCAGCCGTAGGTATAACACCGTATGGTTATGATCCAGCTAAGAAAGGTCAAGACAAATCTTTTTATTATCCAGATAAAAAGGTACTGACCAAGCTAGAAGAAGCTATAGTAAAGATTAGAGAAGATCAACAACCAGTAAGAAAGGTTGCAGGATGGTTAGAGAATGAAACCAATAGGAAATTATCTGCTACCAGACTACACAAATTGGCTTGGACGAAAGAAGAACTCGATGCTCGTAGAGAGAAAAGAGAAGCCAATCTTAATAAAGAACAGAAGAAAGTCAAACGACTCAAGAATACAGTTAAACAGACTAGCATTAAAGCAGAACAGGCAAAACGTAGACTTAAAAAAGCCACTGCTAAATCTAGTGATATAGAACAAGAGACATTTGAGTTTCCTAACGATACAGTTGCATCAGAACAGGAAGTTGCATTTGAACCTAATAAAGGTCCACAGACAGAGTTTCTGGCAGCAGGAGAACGAGAAGTATTTTATGGTGGGGCTAGAGGTGGAGGTAAAACCTATAGTCTACTAATAGCACCATTAAGGTTTGCACATAAACCTGCACATAGGGCATTACTATTGCGTAGGTCTATGCCAGAGTTAAGGGATGTTATCTTCCAGACACAACAGATATATCCCAAAGCATTTAAAGGTGCTAAGTTTAAGGCACAAGAAAACACTTGGCACTTTCCAAGTGGAGCAAGAATAGAGTTTGGATACTGTGAAAACTTACAAGATGCACTTAGATATCAGGGCCAATCATATACATGGATCGGTGTGGACGAGCTTCCGCAATATGGCAACTCAGATATATGGCATTTTCTTAGGTCATCGTTAAGAACAGTAGATACAAGTATACCTTTGCAGATGAGGGCAACTGGTAATCCAGGAAATATCGGATCTGCATGGGTTAAGAAGATGTTTATAGACCCTGCACCACACGGTAAAAGGTTTGTAGAAGAAGTAAGATTTACTGCTAATGGACAGGAAATAGTATCTGGTATTAGTCGTAAGTTTATTGCAGCGTCAGTATGGGATAATCCGTACTTGACACAAGACCATAGTTATGTATCAATGTTGGGGTCACTACCAGAGGCCAAACGCCAACAGTTTTTATATGGGAATTGGGATGTTGTCGAGGATGGAGCGTTTCCAGAATTTGATAAAGATATTCACACTGTCGAAGCATTTGAAATACCTAGTGGCTGGACTAAGATCAGATCATGCGACTTTGGTTATTCTTCTCATTCTGCTGTTCTTTGGGGAGCTATTGATTACGACGATGTTCTTTGGATCTATCGTGAGTTATATGTTAATAAACTGACAGCAGACAAGTTAGCATGGGCTATACTAGATGCTGAAGAGGGTGACGGTAAGATATATGATGCTGTACTAGACAGTTCCTGTTGGGCCAAACGAGGTGATGTAGGCCCATCTATTGCGGAGGCTATGAATAGAGAAGGATGTAGGTTTAGACCTTCTGACAGATCTCCAGGATCTAGGGTAGCAGGTAAGATAGAGATGCACAAGCGTCTACAGTTAGATGAAGATACAGAAGAACCTAAATTAATTATAATGGATAGTTGCCGTAACTTAATAAGTCAGCTACCTGCACTACCGTTAGATAGACGTAATCCAGAGGATGTAGATACAAAATCTGAAGACCACCTATATGACGCACTAAGGTATATGGTAATGTCAAGACCAATAAATAAGACTACAGCATGGGAAAATATTCCTAAACAACGCTGGAAACCTTCTGATAATATGTTTGGATACTAAATGGCTGATGATTTTTTAGATACTGATGAAAATACTGCACTAGAAGATTCTAATCAATCTACTGAATACGATGATCTTATAAGTTATATCGACAAGAAATTTACAACTGCTAAGACTGCACGATATACAGATGAGACACGATGGTTACAATCTTATAGAAACTATAGAGGTATCTATGGTCCTGATGTCAAGTTTACAGATGCTGAGAAGTCTCGTGTCTTTATCAAGGTAACTAAAACAAAAGTACTAGCAGCGTTTAGTCAACTCTGTGATGTATTGTTTAGCCAAAATAGATTTCCAATTGGTGTAGAACCTACTACATTACCAGAGGGTGTAGTTGATGCTGCCCATATAGATCCTAAAAAACCTACTGGTATGGAAGAAGAGCCAGAAATGCCTGATCTTCCATTAGTATATGGATTTAATGGTGATGGTAAAGACTTTAATGCTGGTGATACTGCTGATACATTATTAGCCAAGTTGGGTCCACTAGAAAACAAATTAAAAGACATAGAAAACCTAGAAAAAGGTGTGGGTCAAACTCAATCTTCTATTACATTTGAACCAGCTATGATTGCTGCTAAGAAAATGGAGAAGAAGATTAGAGATCAGTTAGAAGAGTCAGCTGCTACCAAGCATCTTAGGTTTTCTGCATTTGAATGTGTCCTGTTTGGTACAGGTATAATGAAGGGTCCGTTTGCCTTTAACAAAGAATACCCTAACTGGGGTGATGAAGGTGACTATGAACCATTAGTCAAGACTATACCTAAAGTAGAGTATACATCTATATGGAACTTCTATCCAGATCCTGATGCTCTTAACATGGAAGACTCAATGTATGTTATTGAGCGTCATCGTATGACACGATCTCAGGTTAGAGCATTAAAGAAGCGTCCATTCTTTAGAATGAAAGCAATAGAACGAGCCATAGAGTATGGTGAGAGTTATACTCGTGAGTGGTGGGAAGATGACATAGAGTCAGATAGCTATGGTATAGACTCTGACGGTGGTGATTCCTACGGTGGAGTAGAAAGATTTGAGGTTGTAGAGTTCTGGGGTACAGTGGATACTGAGATAGCTAAAGAAGCAGGTATCAAACTACCAAAAGAACTACGAAAGAAAGAAGAGATACAGATCAACTGTTGGGTATGTAATGATGAAATACTACGACTAGTAATAAATCCATTTACACCCAAGCGTATTCCGTACTGTTCCGCACCATACGAAATTAACCCATATAGTTTTTTTGGTATTGGTTTAGCTGAGAACATGGATGATACTCAGACATTGATGAATGGCTTTATGCGTCTTGCTGTTGATAATGCGGTATTATCTGGTAACTTACTTATAGAAGTAGATGAGTCTAACCTAGTTCCAGGCCAAGACTTGACAGTATATCCAGGAAAAATTTTCAGGAGACAAGGTGGCGCACCAGGACAGGCTATCTTTGGTACTAAGTTTCCTAATGTAAGTAGTGAGAATATGCAGTTGTTTGACAAGGCTAGGGTATTAGCTGATGAGTCAACTGGATTACCTTCCTACTCATATGGGCAAACAGGTGTTCAAGGTACTGGTAGGACCGCATCAGGTATCTCAATGCTAATGGGAGCAGCCACCAGTTCTATTCGTACAGTTATCAAGAATATAGATGACTATATGTTACGTCCTATGGGTGAAGCACTATTTGCATTTAATATGCAGTTTGACTTTGACTCAGAGATCAAAGGTGATTTAGAAGTTAGGGCTAGAGGTACAGAGAGCTTTATGAAGAATGAAGTTAGATCACAACGTCTAATAACATTCTTACAAATTGCAAGTAATCCTGTCCTCGCCCCATTTGCCAAGTTCCCATATATTATGAGGGAGATCGGTAGAACAATGGATCTGGATGTAGATAAGATTACAAACAATCCAGAAGAAGCAATGCGTCAGGCAGTACTAATGCAACAGATGCAACAACAGATGCAACCAGAAGGTCCACCAGCAGGAGCTAATCCAAATGATCCTACTGGAGGTGGAGGAGGTAATATAGGTGTAGGTACTGCTCCAGGACCAGGACAGCAAGGTTTCCCAACAGGTGGTGGAGCTAATGCTGGACAACAACAACGTAGACCTGCACCACAACAAGGAGCCGCCAATGCACCGCAACCTCGCCCAGTCACTCCTCCCACTGGTCAATCAACCCGACTTCAATGAGCTATTTCAAAGCTACATAGACAGTAAGATTAATGATATAATTAGAGAGTTTGAGCAAGGAGAAAGTGAAGTGCAGATGTGGAAAGCTCAAGGTAAATTGCATATGTTAAGAAAGATAAGAGATATGCAGATAGAAGTTAAAGCAGCAGCAGATAGAAAGTACCCATAGCTATGAAAAACGATCCACCAGTAGGTTCAACACCATCAGAAGTAGCAGACGATATACCTGCAATGATCTCTGAGGGAGAATTTGTAATACCAGCAGATGTCGTAAGATATGTTGGGCTAGATAAAATACGAGCAATGATGCAAGAGGCTAAACATGGTCTAGCTTGTATGGAGGATGAAGGACTTATAGTAGACGTAGATGAGGATGGTAGACCTCAAAAACCTCAAGAAGATCAGAAAGAAAAATCTGACGATAAAGTAGCAATAATAGAAACAGTACAAATAGAAAAGGTAGATCCCATGATGACTCAAATGGCAGAGGGTGGTATGACTGATAAAGACAGTCCAATTACTTCTCCTATACTTAATCCAGAGAATAAACCAGTAATGGCTGAAGGTGGTATGGTTATAGGACCAGACGGAAGTCTTAGAATGGCTATGCAAGAAGGTGGTATGCCTATGCAAATGGAAGGTATGATGATGGAAGAGATGCCATCTGAAGAACCTGAAATGGCTATGCCTCCTGAGTTAGCTGATGAAATGGCTCCAGAAGAAGTTGAACCAATGCCAGAAGCACCTATGATGAATGCTCCTGTAGCGCAAGAATTTGATGGTGTACCTCATTTAATGGCTTACCTACAGGAAGATGAGATCAAAGCTCTACAGGAAGCAGGTAGAGGATTAGATGAGAGTGGTGAGCAAAAGCTAAGTCCAGAAGGTATTCCAGTGTTTTCTGCAACTGGAGGTGGAGAAGCAGGTGCAGATGAAACAGCAGGACAAGATCAAGGACAAGATGATGAAGGAGATGAAGAGGGAAAAGACCCAGGTTTAACAGACAATGAAGTGGGAGATCCAGGAGGGTCATCACAAGATGAAAATGAACCTAAGTTATCTAAAAAGATTAAAGAAGAATTAGACCCAGAGAAAAAAGATAAAACCTATGTAGCTGGTGTAGGGTTTATTGATAAGTATATTGAACAACGTAATAGCAGACCTAACCCACTACAAGGTAAACCTGCCTACGCTGTAGCTACTGCTGCACAAGGTGGACTAATGAGAACTCCTATGTATCTTGATGAGGGTGGTTTTGTTCCAAATATAGATAAAGATGGAGAGATAAATGAAGCATCTCCTGATGAAGATCCAATTCCTAGTGTTGCATCCACTCCATCAGCAAGTCCTGTTGCTTCTGAAGCTCCTGCTGAGTCAGAGGCTCCTGCTACTTCAAGTGTTCCTGAAGGTTTAATGCAACCCGATGGAGCTATTGTTAGTGAAAGTGGTATAACCATGAGAGCAGGAGAACAAGATTTAAGAAGTAGTCTATCTAACTTAGGAGCTAATCAAGCAACTATGGATTATTTATCTCAAAACTTTGATGTAGCACAAAGCATACTAGGAGATGCAGGAGAAGATATAGAGGGTTCAGAAGTAGACGCTGCTGCCTTGAAACATTTTAAAGAGTTTGGTAAAAATGAAGATAGAATGGGTGATGGTTTGTTTTTAGCTCAAGAAAGACTTCCTGATCTTGTAAATGAAGACGGTAATCCAAGTGTAATTGCAGGATCAGAAGGATATTATGATGCAGCTAAAATATTAGAAACACAACCTAATATTAGTGATGAATCATTAGATTATCTTACTAAAAATAAAGATGTATTTAGAAATGCAGAAGATAGAGTAAATAGTGAAGAAGGTACAACATATGATGACGTAGCTAAACAACATTATGAATTATATGGAAAAGCAGAAGGAGATAGAAGAGGCACAGAAGGTCTTGATTCTTTTTTTAGTAGACCTGACCTAGAAGAAGATACACTATCTATAATGCCTATACAAGATACTATGGTAGATGATCCTAGTGGTAACACTCCTGTAGATGAGGAGGGTATAGGACAAGTAGCTTATAGTCAAAGTATGTTTGATGAGGCTGGTGATATTCAAAATGCTGGAGATGTAGCAGGAGATTACAATCCTTTTGCTGATCCTAACTTAGGTATTAAACTATCTCTACAAAGTAAACCAGAAGGAGGTTCAGGTTATTTTACTAGAGAAACTTTGCAAGACTATAAAGATCAGTTAAGTAGAGCAAATATGGGTAATTTAGATGGTTTAGATTTTGATAACTCTTTTGTTTATAGAGGAGGTAATACCTATGATCTTAAACCAGGATCAGATATATCAGGATACTTAAATAATTTTCGTGATGCACAAGGTAATCGAACTACCATAGATAAGGCTGTATATCTAAGAGGTGGTCGAAAAGGTCAACCACTAAGTCGAAAAGATGTAATAAGAGTAGGACGTAATATTCTTGCTGGTATAGATGAATCTGGTGGTGAAGATGGCGACGAGTAATAAATAATACTATTTTTGTATGGCTACCTGTTACCCTCTATAATACTGTAGAGCCACTAATAGCCCCAATAAGGAGAGTAAAATGTCAGACATGACTGTAGAACCAACACGATCAACTACGATGAAATATCGTAAAAATACAATAGAAGACGATGAAA